TTTATATATGCCGCAGCGGAATACGATAAAATAAGAAAATCGGATAAACCATCTATTGTACTTCATTTTATTGATAAACCTGTTAATACTTATGATAAGAATGTCATTAGATACTTAGAAAAAGGTGAAGATGAAGACTTCAAAGATGGCTATAAGTGTGGGCACCGAAAATTATGGTATGTTATACCTAATTTCCCCAAAAAGGTCCCTAGTGGTTTTGTCTTTAAACGTTGTCATTCTATGCCGAAAATACTTAGGAATGACGCTTGTGTTTATATAACAGATTCAGCTTACGAGATTAGGATGAAAGAAAAATATGATATTGAAAGTTTTATTTATACATTCTATAATTCATTAACTCTTATCTGTGCAGAACTTTATGGTCGCAAGTATGGTGGCGGAGTGTTAGAATTAACACCTTCTGAATTTAAAAATTTACCTATGCCTTATATGCCTGTTCCTAAAAGGGCGTTGGAGTTAATGGTTCAAGAATATGAACAAAATAATGATATGAATGGATTAATTGAAAAGATAGATGATGTAGTTCTCAAATCATTGAATATAAGCTTGAAAGATTTAAAAGATTTGCAGAAATTACGTATCGATTTGTTTAATGAAAGAACTATGAAAAAATAAAATTGCTAATTCTCTTCATGATATGTACTCCAATTAATAATAAAGAAACCTGAAGTAAAAGGTAAGCATTCGGCGAACCCCGTATTCCTAAATCCTTGAAGAATATCCAATGTCTACAGATATTCTTTAGGGAGTTGCATATTCTGTTGTATTCTCGTTTATTAATTCCGGTGAGATCCGTTTACTCTTGTTCCGACATTTATGACAGTACTACAAAATAAATACTTTTTCTTAAACTTTACCATCAATAGAATGGATCGGTTTATGACTGAAGACAGTTGTCGGGCTGCCTTTAGTATATAATTTTCTCTCAAAATTGTATTTCCTGTATCTAATTATAATAATAAGTGCAAACTCTCAAATTTTTTGACAACGATTAAGATGCAGAAATTTATAAAATCTCAATAATTTAATAGAAAATAAATTTCTGTATTCAAATATATATAGTATTTTTGTTATTAAAATAAAATAAATGTCTAAACGTTCTAGTTTATGTGACAGTAGAAATGTTTGGTAAATTACTAATAAAGTCTCTAAATGGTCAAGATAAATCTTAGATAATTATGTGGTCTGATAACGAAACTGATATTGATTTATTAGGTTTTTCTGTTCATGCATCTTTGGTTAAAGATGTAATTACGAATGATAGGAATCTGCCTGTGACAATGGGGTTATATGGTGATTGGGGAAGTGGTAAATCTAGCGTCCTAAAAATTCTTGAAAAACAGATTACTGCTGATAGCATTTTAAAGGATGACACAATTGTTATCTATTTTGATGGATGGATATTTGAAGGGTATGATGATGCTAAGTCTGCTTTGATGCAGGAAATAATAACGCAACTGATTGTTAATAAGCAAATAAGTGAAGAAGCGAAGAGCGTGGTTAAACAATTAGGCAAAAAATTACTATGTTCAGTAAATTGGATGAGGATACTGCAATGGAGTACAAAGAACGTTGTATTACCCGCAGCTACTGCTTATGCTACAGGTGGTCTTTCTTTAGTGCCATTCTTAATTTCAAAATTTCAAGAGAATAAAGGACATTTGGAAGATCTTTTAACTAATGATAAAGCACCTAATTTCTTGAATAATATTCTTGAATCAAAACTTGATGATGAGAAGATTACTGCTGTTCGTGATTTTAGAGAAAAATTCAAAGAGTTAATTGCTGCTACTGGGAAAACACGTCTTGTAGTACTTATTGATGATTTAGATCGATGCACTCCACGTAGAATCATTGAGAACTTGGAAGCTATAAAATTATTCCTCAATGTTGAAAAAACAGCTTTTGTTATAGCTGCGGATGAATCAATAGTATCGAATGCTGTAAAAAGTGAATACTCTAAGTATTCTCATGAGGCTTCAGAGAAAGAAATGAGAGATATTGGATCTTCTTACATGGAAAAACTTATCCAAATTCCTTACAAACTACCGAGGCTGACTCACAAAGAGGCTGAAACATATATTTCATTGCTTTTCTGTCAATCAGAATTATCGAAAGAGTCGTTTGAGAATATCCATCAGGATTATGTTAATTTTATTACTTCAAACAAGTTTGAAGTATATGGATGGAATAATATTGAACGTCGATTGTCTGAAGATGATAGGATTCAAATAAAATCCACAATAAGCTTCGTTGCTCAATTGTCGAACATGATTAGTAATTGCTTAAAAGGAAATCCTAGGCTAATCAAACGATTTCTTAATGCCTACGAACTAAGGATAGGCCTTCTTAAAGTTGGAGGAGTCGAAGATCAAAAAATCAAACAGTCTTTGATAAAGTTAATGATTATTGAATATAATTACACAAACCTTTTTGAACAGCTTTATGACTGGCAACAGCAAGAGGCTGGAAAACCTAGTGAAATAAAAGAAATAGAGAAGTTGGCTTTTGATAACGCGGACAAGTATCCTGATAATCTTAAAGCATGGAATGAACCTTCTTTAAAAAAGTTGGTAACTATACGACCTCTATTCAGTGAGACCGATTTAAGAGATTTGTATTGGGTGTCGCGTGATAAACTTTCTGACATTGTTGGAGGAGCATCTTTAATATCACCAAAGGTAAGAGCATTGTTTAATGATAGTATTAGTGCATCTAGTGATAATATACTTCAACAAAGTTACATACCTCGCATGAAGGCACTTTCTGAAAGTGAACTAAAAGATTTCTATGCATTGTTGGATGAAACTATTATGGCGAATCCTCATGATAAAAAAGGCTATGATATCTATTATTTCTGTGTAATAGGGGACGTAGAATTAGCATATACCCAATTAGTTAATATTTTGTCACGTATAGATGTGAAAAATATTCCTGTATCTCTTAGCGTAAAGCTTAATAAAATAAAAGAGAAATATCCTGGCGATAAAAAGTTTGATTTAATTCTTTCAATTAACGAGTCGCTTGTTAGAGCAATGCAACTTAAAATATATAATAAGAAATAATATGGGAACATCACAAAGATATAATCCTTCAGTTAATGGAAAACCAAATTGGGGAAAAGCCTCTGCTTCTGTAAATTATTTAGGAAACGCTTTAGTGGATGAGAATGAGCTTGAGCAGCAAAAAGACAATCTTACGCAAAAGCAATATCTAAAAAGGAAGAATAATATTTCATTGCGCATAGAGAAGAATTATCGTAATGCAATATCACATTATATTAAAGCCGCTGGAGGAGCTAACGCTGTAAGTTCAGGAACGTCTAGAGTTCTTGGTCATGGAGGCATAAGTATAATTCAGAATTTTGTTAGCACAATTAAAGAGATTAGTGAACAAGGTCTTTCAAATTGGTTGTCTAACCATGGCTATGGATCACTTAGCGATAAAACAAAAGATCAAGTATTAGAAATAATAACAATATATGTACAAGATCAGTTGATAGCTTTAGATGATACGGCTGCAAATGAAGCTTTGGAATATTTGATGGATAGAATTGATGAAAGGTTAAGTGATGATACTACTATTAATGATGTTGCTTTTGAACAGATCCTTGTTAACGGTGAAATGAAAGAACTAATAGATAGTTTCTTTGCTATATATATTTATAGTCATATATCACAAGCTCTTTTTGAAAAACTTGAAAAGAATAGAGACACTGAATATGCGAATGGTACTATGAAGGAAATCAAAGACTTAATTTTAGAGGATGTCAAAGGGCTTCCTTTAGACGAATCTGCTACTACTATAGATTGGGGATCTGAAGAAGGTGTGCAATTTATTAAAGAGGAATTAAGACGTATAATTAATATTTACTTAGATAATGAAACTAACAATTAATAATTATAATTTATCTAAAGATAACAGGTTGAAAATAGATATAGTTGTTGAAGGGACTACTATCAATACTGGTGTTGTAATAGATATGAGTAATTTGGCTTTTTTTGTTAATAAAGTGCCAGATAGCCTATTGAACTTTTTATATTTATCTGCGATAGCATACGGTATCGATCGAACTTTTAATAGGGGGCTTTATTCTATAGATGGTTGGTCTCGTGAGTTTGATGTTGATGTTGAGTTTAAAGATAATTATATTTTTGAGAATAATCGAGAAGTAATAAACAGTCTTTTATCTTTTCTGACGGGTGATTTTTGGAATATCCATTTCTTGCCTAAGGAAAGAGAGATAGATTATCCTTTTGTAGATATACCAGAGCTAAATAATGATATAAATCAGGTTAATTTATTTTCAGGTGGTATGGATTCGTTGATAGGCGCAATAGATTATATGGCAACAAACAGGGATAGGAAATTGTGCCTAACATCTCATTACGACCATTACATGAAAGGTACAAAAAATGATCAGAACTTAATCCGTGATCATTTTTATGAAAAGTACCCTAATAGATTTTTCCATTTGCCATCTGTACATATTTATCCATTAATAAGTAAGGAAACTACTTGCAGATCTCGTTCACTAATGTTTATGGCCATTGCTTTATTAGTGGCTCAATATAAATCAGTAGGCGTTATTGTGCCTGAAAATGGATCAGTTTCATTAAATTATCCGTTATCAGTTTCTAGACGAGCAGCATGTAGCACTAGAACAACTCATGCGTTATTTATTAATCAACTAAAAGTGTTATTATACAATCTTGGTATCAATATACAGATAACTAATCCTTACGAGTTCAAAACCAAAGGTATAATGGTGAATGAATGTGCAGATAGAGAATTCCTTCTTAATGTCTTGAAGGACTCAAATTCTTGTGGAAAACGTACTACGCATCAGTATATGTATGATAATCCTTTAGCAAACCATTGTGGTAGATGTATGCCATGCATGTATCGTAGGGCAGCTCTATTGGGATATGATGATCAGACAACTTATGGGATTAAGATGGAAACTCTATTCCATAAGAAAGATAAAGAATTGTCGAATGATTTCTTTGCTATGCTTTCTTATTTAAAGCGTGATTTAACGCCTAATGATATTCGAAGAGAGCTTCGTATTGCCGGTTTAGGAAAATTGCCCAATTTTGAAAACTACATAGCTCTTGTACAACAGACAAGAGAAGAATTGATACATTTAATACGGAATGAGAATATTGCAGAAATAAATACTTTTATAGGTTTATGACATTAATTGATGCACATTGTCATTTTGATATGTTGCCTAGTCCCGAGGATTATATCCAAAAGACGGAAACTGCAGGAAACATAACTATTGGCATGACGAACTTGCCTAGTCATTTTGAAATGGGGTATTTTTATATGCGCTCATTTCATCATGTACGTTTGGCTTTGGGATTTCATCCACTTTTGGCTTCTGAAAATCAACATGAATTACAAAAATTCATATTGCTAATTGATAAAACTTCATACATTGGGGAAATAGGTCTTGATTTTTCCAAAGAAGGGTATAGTTCTAAAGATGCGCAAATTTTCTCTCTTAGAACGATATTGAATGCACTTAGAGGAAAGAATAAAATAATTAGTGTTCATTCTCGTAGAGCAGAAGATATACTTTTTGATCTATTAAAGGAGCATGAAATACGTAATGTGATCTTTCATTGGTACACAGGAAGAATATCATTAATCCAAAAAATTATAGATGAAGGATATTATTTCTCAATAAATGAGTATATGATAACTTCAATGTCTGGTCGAAAAATAATAAGCGCAATACCTAAGGATCGAATATTAACTGAAACCGATGCTCCTTTTAATGATAAAACATCTATAAAAAAAGTGCTATCATATATTAATATTACGGAAGAGGAAATATGCGAAAACTTTAATAAATTATTGCAAAATATCAAATAAAATGATTGGTCAATAGGGTAAGTATTCGGCGAACTCTGTATTTCAAAATCCTTGAAGAATATCAAAAGTCTACAGATATTCTTCAAGGATTTGTCTTATTTTTCAAAGATATATTCAAAAACTCCTAAAACATTCGGAGACAGTTCGGAGACATACCTAATTTATTTGGTTTTCCAGATTATGAGGAAGAAGTTTCGCAAGATCTTTGCTATAATCGTTATTGTATTTATACATGAGGTTAGCATATTTTATTGAATTTTGGGGGAACATATCCCAAGCCTAAAGTATTCCATTGAAATAGATAATAATGTTTTGTTCTGTAGCAGTATTTACGCAGAACAAAAAGTTCTTCCTTCCAATTAAATGATATATCATCTAATTTTGTCCGTTGTAAAAAAAATAGTTGTAGAACTTTTTGTATGATATTGGATAGATATTTTAACCGTATTAATAAAAATATCTGTTTATTAGTAATCTGAACGATTCTGAATATTTTATTCAAGATGCCTATTTATTTTTTAGGTGGACATGATTAAGTATTTTTCTTGAGGAGGATTGTAACTTTAGTATTGGGTATAAAATAAAGCCAAATGGGATTAAATCAAATATGTTTTTTGGAATGGTAATTATGTGGCTATAAATTTTGATAATTATATCATCTCTTATTTCTTCGTTTTTTTCTATTATTTTATATAATGGTTTTAATTCATCAGGTATTTTTTCTGTTTGATTGGTTAGTATTAGTAGAGATTCATCTATTCTGTCAATGTTCGTTAAAGATTTTTTGGCTAATGATATATAAATTTCTTTTTCTGTTAATAACATTTTTTTTTGGGATTCAAATTCAAAGAGGTTTCTTAAATATTGTTCTTGATTTTTCAATATGTTTACTTTTTCTCCGATAGTTTCTGATTTATTGATTAAATCTTCGATATCTTTTATTTTGAGTAGCCTTTTCATATCAGTCCCTGAATTTGAGAAAGTTGCTTTGAAAAGTTCGTATGTAGGAGGTGATAAAAAGGCAACTATTAGCCCAAACCATATTACGAATTTACTATTTGATGTAGTATATATAGCAAGATAAATAAGTATGCCAAAAAATATGCATCCACAAATTAATGTAACTATTTTCTTAATATTCATGTTTATTATTATTTAATATGCAAAGATAAATAATTAATATACTATAATGGTTATTTTTTTGATTTTATAATGTTTTTGTACACCTCGCTAGATTTATTTGTACCAATAAAATAGGCAGATTACGGGAACCCGTGATCTGCCTTATATTCGGTAGTTGAAAAATTATGGTTCATGAGGGCCAATCATTGTAGTACCTTTAAGTTCGATATTAATGTTGTTATTTTCTTTAAGGTAGTAGATCTGTTGGATCCATGTAGATTGTGGCTTTGAGTTGCTCTCTATTGTTACGTAAATTTTTACCTTTTCTGCATTTTCACTAGCTGTAAATATTTTTGATGAACCTTTCTTGCACTCAAAATAATTACTAGCGATTTGTTCCCCTATACTGTTGTATTCTATTAAATCAACAGACAGACTCATACCTGAAATATCATCGTCAGAGTCGAGAAAAGTGTAGGTTGTAGAATTTACTGCATTATCATCTTTAGAGCAAGATGTTAAACTTACGACAGATGCCATTATGAGCATCAAAAAGAAAGAAATTTTTTTCATTTTATATAATATTTTATTTAGAAAATAAAATAATCGTTTAATTACCATGAAGTTATACTAAGTATTTTTTTATAATTTTTATTGCTTGAGTAACTGATCTAACAACAACATACTTGCTTCCACAAGCCTCTACTTGCCTCTGAAATTCTTTTTGTTCGTCAGATTGTTTCCCTTTTGCAGTCTTGAATTCAATACAAAGGGAAGCATATCCGTGTTTAGGAATAAGAAGAATAACATCAGCCACACCCGGAATTACGCCTTGGTATTTCATGTTGCGTGCCTCAATGATATTGCGTGAGCCACCATTCGGAACAGCAAAGAGGAGTTTACTAGGGAGCTTTGGAAAGAAGATCCGTACTTGCTTAAAGAACTCTGATTGTATTTGAGCTTCTTCGTTTCTATGCTTCTTTTTGCCCTTGCGTGAAGAATAGCAATTTAAACATACTAGCCCGTTCTCCGTTTTAATAAGAGAGCGGGTCGTTTGGCCACAAGTAGTACATTTATTTGTCATAATTCCAAAGTCCTAGTTTACCTTTAATGTTAGTGATAGGCTCTTCAAATAAGATAGGGTTAGCCAATACCCAATTGTAGACGTCTTTCTCTGCCCAGATAGAAGAATGGTCCCGTACACAATCGACTATCTCAACGCTTCCTATTATCTGTGAACTGTTGGTGTATGATTGCAATAAATCAACCTCTTTGCCTGATTCTTCAATAGCCTTATATTGTTCATCGTTTAGTATAATGTATGGTTTATTGGCTGGCTTCGCACTTGCATGAATTAATATCTGCCCACGAAATTTAGTTGGCCAAGTTCTATTCTCAATATCTTTTATCCCCGAGCATATCAAATATGCCCAGAGTTGCTTTACGGTAAGTACTTTCATTTGTTTTTTAAATTAGTAAATAAGCCATCCCGTATACAGCTATCGAAACAATGGCTACAAGGGATAAATAGGCGATTATTGTAAGTAAAATTTTATTCATCGTATAGTTTAAAATATCTGTTTGCGGCCAGAGTATCGAATGACTGTACGCGTTTAATAAGTTTTGTTTGTCTTCTTCTAAAGCTTAAGTCATTGTCATATCTATGATGGCATGTGGGACATAGAGGAGCGATGTTCTCCGGTTTTGTGTAATATTCCATATACAAACTTCTTGGAAGTAAATGTGCTCCTTCAATAGGTCCAGACTTACCACATATGGCGCATACATGTGGTAGATTCTTTCTTATGTTTGCAAGGGCAGTATCCCTCGCTTTTTGTTTTTTACTCTTTAAATTCATAACTGATCAAATAAACTTAGTTGTTTCGGTTGATATGTTTTGGCAGGTTGGGAGAGAGGAGCCGCCTTTGTTTGTCTTTTATTTTCCCATATTTGCCATGTCTTTGTTTCTTGCTGGGTGCAGCTCCTTACGCTAGGAAGACCTGTTTTTGTTAGATACTCGTTCGTTTTCCATGCACCATAGAAAGAAGTAGGATCTAATGAATTATGCCAAACGACTTCACCGATGCACCCATGAATGATAAAGTTACATACACACATTAGGCAACATGTATGGTCCATGTCTTCAGCGCATAAATAGTTACCGGGATGTATAGCATTAAATGCAAGCAATATGCGACCACTTCCACATGTCGGATCGGAAACGTCTTTGTCTACCATATTTTTCTCCGGACAATTAACTTGTACCATTAAGTCGCAAATGTGGGTAGGGGTGAAGAATTGGCCACTATTGCTTTTTCTTGATTGGCTGGCCACACATGATTCATATAAACTACCGAAGCAATCATACCAACCTTTTGTTCCTGTTTCCCGGTGCATGATGTTAATCCATTCAACAAGCATTTGATAAAAGACGGCATCTTGTTCTTTGGTGTATTTCCATGTTGTAACCGGCTTTAAATTGGGCGTAAAGAAGTATATAATGTATTGAAGGAAATCATCAAAGACACTGCTCATTTCAAATCCATTGCTATACGAGAAGTCTTCTATCATTTTTTCAAGTGTCCTTACTTCTGCCGGTGCTTCATATTTTCCCATATCTATTCCTCATTAAAGATGTTGGCGATCATGTCAACGACATTCTCGTTAATATTCTCAACTGTTCCGGTCACGGCATTTGCGATTGACTTCTTTGCCTGGATGATCTGATAGACTTTTTCGTCTATTGTTTTTCGTCCTAAGAAATAGTAGCAAGTTACAGAGCTCTTTTGACCTATCCGGTGCGCTCTATCTTCACATTGAAGGCAATCTGCATAAGTCCAAGGGAACTCAACAAAAGCAACGTTGCTTGCCGCTGTAAGGGTTAAACCAACGCCGGCCGCTTTTATGGAACAGATTATAATGTCTGTCTTAGGGTTGTTTTGGAATGAATCGACAGCCGCTTGTTTCTCTTCACTTGTTTGTCTACCGGTTACACATACGGCATTTGGAAAGGACTTCATTAGGGTATCCACTATCTCATGCAGTGCACAGAATAGAATAATCTTTTGTCCGTTCTCTTGAAAATCCTTTACAAAGTCGATAACGTCTTTTATCTTTCCTCGAGCTGATACTTGCCTAAGGATATTGATGCGAACCATTACCTCTCCTCGCATGGCTCTTTGGATCTTTTCATCATCTGCATTTTGGTACTTCTGTAGATAAGTTATCAAATCGTTCTCGGCATCGTTATACTCTTTTCTGTTTATTATCTCACAGGTAAGTACTTGACGTATCTTTTCCGGCAGATCTTTCAGTACATCTTCTTTCTTGCGTCCGAACAGGCAGATAGTTCTTAGCTTGTAATTCAGCTCTTTTAAATTGCTTGCTTCACGGGGGCCGGAGCAATAGCGTTCAACAAAATGCTTGTATCCGCCAAAATCTTCCATCCTGTTTAGTATAGAGAGTTGAGGTACTAAGTCTTTGGGCTTGTTTACTACCGGTGTTCCTGTAAGTTCCAATACCCATTCTTTGTCTTTGGCTATTCCTTTACAGAACTTCGCCTGTTGTGTAGAGGCTGATTTACAACGGTGGCTCTCATCAATGATTATCGATTTGAAAACGTTGATTGTTTGTCTGAAGACAACATCCCGAAGCGTCCAACGATCGGCTTTGGTTATCCTTTGTACAAAATACTTTTTGAGTGATTCATAATTGACAATGAAGACTTGATACATTCCTGTTTTCCAAAAGAAGGGCCATGTGTCACGGACTTTATCAGTGAGTACCATTGCTTTTTTATCTGTGAACTTATGCCATTCACGTTCCCAATTGATTTTTAAAGATGAAGGGCAAATAACTAGACAAGGGAATACATTTGCCAAGTTTACTGTAGCGATAGATTGCAGGGTCTTCCCTAAGCCTGGGGCATCCGTGTTCATGAAGCGTTTGAATTGAAGTCCTTGTGCAATTCCTTCTTTCTGATAATCGTAAGGTTTGATCTTTAATTGTGGATCTATTTCTAGTTGGGGCATGTCTGGAATATCATATACGATGTCTTCTGCTTCCTTTGTCTCGTTGCATCCCCAAGAAACAGGCTCGAAATGGCTTATATATCGTACTAGGTGATCAAGCTCGGCCCGTCGTTCAGCAGGAATCGTCCACGTCTTTCTTTGGTAATTATAGCGACGTCCATCTATGTCTTTTATTTTGTCTACAATTACTTTTCGATATCTGAATTGTAGCTCGTATTCGTTTGATTTTAATACTATATTCATGATTCTTTTGTTATTAAAAAGGGGCACCGGTTGGATGCCCCGTAGTGATATATTAAGAAGCTAAAGCCATCTCGGCTTTTCTTTTTCTTGTCTTCTTTTGTGGCTTTTCTCCGAGTTCTGCTGCAATTTTTTCAAGGTTTGCCTCTTCCGGTACATCAAAATCAAGTGTCTCTTGTTTTATGCCGGCTTTACCTTCAAATAGATATTCAGCGATCTCATGGTCGCAAATATCAATGGCAGAGCTTAGCTGATTGCCATAAGAGTAAGCATCCGGGCTTTCGTCTTCAAATTGTACAAATGGGCTACATAGGTTAAGAACTTTTCCTGTCTGAAGGATCTTTTGTCCGATAAGCGTAACACCGGCAGATTCATCGCTTCCACCTTTCGAATAACCTGTTACTACATATTTCTCAATCTTTAGCTTATCTTCCTCGGAGAAGATTGTAGCACTGTCAATGTTGCCCGCATTGAAGAGTGTTTCTTCCGGCTGTTCCGTGATAGTAATGAGGAACGGGACAAGCGCATCGAAAGCAGCCTTTAAGTCCGGATGGATTATTTGATTACATTTCTTGGAAACGTCATTTGTATAATTCTCATCAAGGACATTTTCTTTGAAAATTACTTCGCAACGTTCATGCTTGAGTGTTGCTTTTTGGATTTCATTTTTGATATTCATCTTTTTTACAATTATGTGAATTACTATTTTTACTTTGTTTGTTTTCTGGATCTACTATGGTTAGGAAGGTTGTAACCATAATGATGCATCCGCCTATTATTGCAGATATGCTTAGAATGTCATTGTCACCAATGAGTATGGCTCCGAGAAGGAGCATTATTAAGCGTTTAATATCCTTCATTCTGATTTGGTTTATTATTGTACATTCCGGCCATTTGCATTTCTGCTTTGGCTTTACTGATAATTGTCACACACCAAGAGAGTTGATGTGTCGCTGTTCTGTTAATCCTTTCACACCAATCAACAAGGTATTTTTCTTCCTTACACATTGAATCAATGAGTGCGTTTGTTGCCTTGGCCGTTGCTTTTGCATTTTGGGCTGTTTCTCGTAAGGCACTAAGTACTTCTGATTTCATTTCTTCATTCAACCAATATTTAGAATCGGCTAGAAGCTTTCCTGAGCGCGCAATGTAAACCGCCAAGTCGTTACCTCTTGCTACGGCTTCTTCCGGTTGTTCACTTGTTGTAATATTCAGAAATTTATCTATCTCAGTAAGTTCGGATAGAATGTTGTCTTTTGATGTGATTTGTAAATTCATTTTTACTATAAAATATATCAAGCAAAAAGTTGCCACCATTTAAAAGCAAGATCATCGTATTTTTCTTTTCCTTTTTTATATGTTGCATCATCTCGTTTGATAAATGCTTTGAAGATTTTGAAATTCTTTTTTGAGATGGCATATATAAAGTCCTGCTTACTGCCTGCAATATCCATATACCAAGCTCGGCTTCTGTCCCAATCGAAAAAGTCGATCGCTTCATTGAATTGTTGCTGTGATTCGGCAAACGTTGTTTTTAAATCTCCGCCAAATCCGAATTGAGGAAGCCACCAATCCCATTTGCAACGTGTATCAAGGAAATAGGAGAATGAGCCGTATTGGAATTCCTGTTGCTTTTTTACCATAAACTTTTGCGTGTCGGAACTTTCTAATACTAGAGCAAGGAATTTATCATGCTTGGCCTCAGCTCTTAATGATTTCCTCATTTCTAGTCCTTTGTTGAAGTCTTCCGGGCTATAAGGAACTTCATCAACCTTCATCTTATCATACCGTACACGATTGTTTTCGGTAATGAGTGCATCTACCAATGTACCGAACTTGAAAGCGGCCTCCTTATCCCCATATTGAGTATGGGGATGAAGGAGATTTTTTAATTCCGTAAGATCGGAGTTGCTCACTTCCGTGCGTAAATAATAAGTATCTGGATTACCCATCGTCATTTAGCTTTTACGTTTTCCTCGTATTTGATGAATTGGGATTCAATATGCTTGTCTTCCTTATTGGCCATCTTCTCACAGAATGTGATCATCTTTTTATGTATCTTGGTCAATTCCTCTATGCTAAGAGTTTGGCCTTCATTGGTCCACCACATTTGGTAAATTTGCAAGAAGCCTGCCTGGTTATTAATCGTAATTTTCTCTGTTACTTTTGCTTTAACCGGGGTAGGGACTATCGTTGCTGAAGCAGCATCAAATAAAGTATTGGCAATATTCATTTGTTTAGCAGCAGCGGCTTCCGTGGCTTGTTTCTCTGCGCGTTCCTTAGCTTCTTTTTCAAGCCTTACCCGTTCCTCTTCATCACGTTTCTTTTTTTCTTCTGCGGCCAAGGCTGCTGCTTGTGTATTGCTACGACGGAGTTGTTCAGCTTCTTCGACTTCTACTTTTTTACTTGGGAGTTGATCTATGTAAGTTTGTTTAAGATCTTCCATTTCTGAATGAAAAACCCTTTTCAGGGCTTCACCTTTTTCAGTAAAAGCACTTCGTCCGATAATATTCCGGTCATTCTGTGATAAGTATATAGTGGTAATAGTCTTACTATTGAATTTCTTAAACACATAATCAGGGATATCGGTAGGGAACTCTTTAATGTATTTGGCATTTTCATTGTAATTACTGAAGTTTATATCTTGCATCTTATATAGCAACCCTTTGCTCTGGCCATTGAAATAATCGTTATAGATGTTTGTCATGGCTTGTTCAACATCAGCCTTGAATGTTTCTTTTTCACGATCATAAGCCTGTCTCTTTTCTTCTTCCATCTTTCTTTTCCTTTCGTCTTCAACCTTTTTCTTAGCGTAGACGTTTCGGCAGTCTAGTAACTTACCTTGTATCGTATCTGTACTTTTAATACTGATGTTTCCCTCTAATGTTGTAAATACCTTGCGGATATTATCGAACAATTGGGTGATAGGCTTGCGGCGTTCTTCCATGTTTTTTGCCGTTATGCCTATCTTCTTTAAGTAGGTAGCAACTTCGGCATCAAGTTCATCATTCATGCCACCACCTTCGATTGTATCTAACAAGGCTTGACCGGCTTCGTTGCTTTTCTGTACACTGACTTGATTACGTTTGAGTATATTGGGAGCTCCTTGGATTATAGATGTGAACTCCTCTGTTTTTATTAATTCTGTTGGCATAGTTCTTCTTTTTAAAGTTAAAATCCTTCTTCTTCATCTGCTACAGTGACACAGGCGGCTACTGTTTCAGGTTCTTTATCTACTGGGCCGAATGGCTTAATTTCTTCTTGTTCCGGTTGATCGGCTATTCCGTAGTCTATTTCTTGCTTGTCTTCTTCGGTTTCCATGATAGTGTACTTGCCTGTACGGACTTTGGGATATGTGTCGAAGGCATGTTTGATCATTTTGTTTTCAAGGAAGCCGGAATCTATTCCTCCATTTAAAGAGGTGTACAGTTTGTTTGCTTTACCTTTTATATAGTTCCCGTTTCTGTCATAGTAAGAGTTATTCCTTTCAGAGAACTTTGCCAAACGTTGGATATCGTCTTCAAGAAGCCATTTGTAATCTTCGCTGCTATCTGTACGTACAATTCTTATGAAGGCTCCGACGATTTTATTAGACTTACGTGGAATAGATGCTGAATAAGTCAATTTCTTTTGGCCATTGTCTAGGCTGATGGCAAATGTGTCACCTTCGTAGACAACAACAGGATTATCCGCGTATCGTATTTGACCGGCTCTCATACGCATCATAAGTTCCCCGTAACCGGTAACTGAAACATTGGATCTTTTTTCGTAAGTATCACGTCCGTTGCCATCTTTGTACCCGGTTTTAACGCTACGAGGTATGAGATAACATTGTGGATGGCTCGTCATATCTAGTGATAATCCATTCACGGCCATATCGAGGAAACACCCGTACAATGATAGCTTTGAGCACGCTGCAAGTTCGGGCTTCTCTCTAAGCAGCTTTTGAAAATTGAAAACTTCTTTATGGTATATTTGCGTACCCATGTTACTACCCCATATCGCATCATACATTTGTATGAACTTGTTTTCTACTGTTTGATTTTCAACTATTTTTTCTGGGGTAAGTGAATTTAATTCTTCTACTTTTACTTGAATATTTGCCATGATCTATAATTTTAATGATTAATATTTATGGGAATCAGTATCCTAGCTTTGAAAGCTGCTCCAAAATGTTTGCAGGTACTTTATTATGTATGTCTAGCATTGCTGAGGCTGTTTCCAGCTCAGAGCGTTTCACATAATATTTGCCTCTACTTTTATTCTTTAGAGGATAGAACTTAATCCACTCTTTACTACGCCATTCTTTGATAAGCCTTTTTGAGTAAATCTTTTCAGCTTGTGAAACGGTAACTACTTCGGATAGTAGTCCGAGTCTGTTCAGAGTTTGAACCGTTCCTATAAGTATCCCATTACTAATGATTCTTTCTAAATCTCGTTCCATGATTAATCTGTTTTTATTCTCTACATTACCAACTAAGAGCCTAACTTATCTAATCACGATTCTTTGCCTGTTTATTATTCTATTCTTTCAGCTCTCTCTATTTCTATTCTTACTCGCCTTCCTGAACGGAAAGTGTTGTTGTCACTAAGTGTTATATGCACTATCATTAATCCTAGAAAACAGATTGCTATGATTCTTTTTTGAAGCTCTTTGAAGTCGATATTTAGAGCGAATACTCTATTTAACCACCAAGAGCCTAGCTCATTTAATTTACTTGTTCCTGTTTTTTTGTATGCCCGATCAAGTTGAATGTTTATGGTACCGTAACAAACACCTAAACGATCGGCCATTTCCTTTTTGGCAAGTCCGCAAGCAGCTAATCCTGCAACTTGCGTTTCCCTTTTTGTCAGGTTGTCAACCTTAGCTTGCATGGCTAACGATATTAGAAACTTCCTTTATAGCTTCGTTATTCTTCCGTATTATATTGGCGGCTTCTCGAAGCACAGGTATGGTAAAAATAGACTGCTCACTGATTCTGCCTCTAAGAATGTTTGATGCAGTGGCCTTGCTACATCCAACCTTCTTGGCAATCTCTCCTGTACTTTTCAGTGGGAGACAACTTCTTAATTGTTTTAATTCTTTCTCGTTCATAATCTCAATTTTAGAGCAAACACTATATTTCGCGCGATTTTTATAGGATTTAGTTTGCTTTGTTTATTTATGCTGCAAATATAAATAAGTTTATATAAACAACAAAGAAAAATATAAACTTTTTACAAAAATGTTTACATATGACTATACATGAAAGAATAAAAATTATAGCGAAATGGTTAATTGGTACGGGTGCTGCTACTAATCAGGAACAGTTGGGTAAACTGCTTGGTTACAGCAATAAATCCTCTTTTTCTCAAGTCGTTAATGGAAGGGTACCTTTGCCTGATGATTTCATTGATAGGCTTTGCTCCATAAATCAGAATATAAACAAAGTTTGGATAATGAACGGAACTGGGACTATGATAAACAATTCAATTGAAGGAGATAATGATAGTATATCTTTGGGGCATGCTAAAATTATTTCGAATGATCCTTCAAAATTGAATGAAGCAAAGAAAGAGATCAATCATCTTAAGGAAATGATAGCAGAAAAAGATAAACTTATTGAAGAAAAAGAACGTCTTATTAATGTATTAATGAATAAACAATAAATTAATTAGATTATGGATCAAAGTCAAATTTTTAGTAGGGAAATAACGGTCAGCATGTCTTTAGATGAAGTCTATAATTTTATACTTGGGATGTCAAAAATAAAAGATTTTTCCATCTTGAATGAGAATAAAGTTTTGAATAAAATTATTGTCGTTTTTTTGAGAAACAAGATAGAAATATTTTTAGACCAAATTGATGATAAAAAAGCAAAAATGCGCATTGCTATAATGGATCATAACGATAATTATTACCCATCTAATGAAATATCTTCTAATATAGCTATGAATTTTGAAAATGGTCTGACTTGTATAGTGAAGGGAAATCCTGATAAATTTAAGGTACAAGCTCCTAACATAGATTTCTCTGTTGACAAATTACTTCAATTATTATTGTTTATAGCTGCTATTGCAGCAGTGATCTTAGGTCTTAATTGACTTTTTTCTTATTATTTTCGATATAACTTTTTATTAGTATGGATAAGGCTAAAAAAATAGCCGAAAATGATAAATGATTATGAAACTTAAAACTGTTACATTAATTGCTGCAATATTTGAGGTGTTGCAGGCTGTATTATCTATTTATAGCTACATAGAAATAGTGTCAGCTTCTACTGGTATATACAATAGGGAGTATATATATACGGGGTTTATTTATCCTTTAAGTTCTGCATCTATGGCTTTATTCCTATTTGTATTGTACTCTAAACAAAAGTAATTATGGAAGATTTAAATAAAATGCTCGATTTAAATGAAAAAGAGGATAAACAAGAATATTCAAATAAGGATACGATAAACGTGAATCGTGTCTTGGAACAATCTAAAAATGAATGGAAACATGATATTCGTATTATAAGGCAATGGATGCAGTTCTTTGGATGGCTAACTGTTGCCTCTATAATAATATCTGTGATAGCTTCATTCGTTATATTAGGTGCGAAGTAAACTATTTAAGGAACAATCACTAAAATAATATTCATTAAAAAGGACGGTATGGAAAATAATAAGACTGATATCCGGTGGATACAAAGATATAATAGCTTTAATAATGCATTAAAGAGATTTACAGATGTAGTTGAGCATAGAAAAATAAACGAACTTTCAGATTTAGAGAAGGAAGGGCTAGTTCAGAGGTTTGAGTACACTTCAGAATTGTCATGGAAAGTTCTACAGGATTTCTTAGAATATAAAGGATATACCAACATTAAGGGACCAAATCCTGTCTTGAGGAAATCATTTGAAGATGGATTAATCGAAGATCAAGATGCTTGGAGAAGGCTTATAACGTCAAGAAATATAACTTCGCATGCATATGATGAATCTCAAGTTGAAGAAATTGTGAAACATATTTATGAGGAATATGCACCATTGTTGATACAATTAAAGCAGCGTTTTGAAAAAGAAAAATTAGATACTGAAAACGAGTAAATTATTTTGATGTATGTTTGGTTTAAGTGATAATGTTATAAAGGATCTGTGTGCTATATTTAGGAAATATCCGAATATAGACGAGGCTTTGATTTTTGGATCACGAGCTAAGGGGACGTATCGTAATGGCTCAGATATAGATTTAGCCTTAAAAGGGGAAAATATTACGTATAATCAAATATTGGATTTATACATCCATATAGATGATTTAGGCTTATTGTATAAAGTAGATTTGCTTCCATATAGTGATAAAATTGGGACTCCTATTGGTGATCATATTGATAGAGTAGGAGAAGTGTTTTATTCAAAAGAGACTAAGATAAATATAGAAGTTGATGTATTAGAATGAATTTGAAGATTATGGTGATGTACTTAATCTTCGTTTTTAATGTGACCTTCCTCTTTTTTTAGTTTGATAGTAGATATTACATTGATAATAATACTGGCAATACTAAGAACAATCGTTAATGCATTGCATATTATGGCAAGATAATTCATAATGATAATATTAAGATTTGGTATAAATTCGTGATTGCAAAACATGTAGGTAATCTTTATCCTTTATGTAGGGTACTAATCTGTTGTATTGTATGTGAGTAATTGCAATACCTAATAAACTAGGTCTATTGCCGGCTTTGATGTTTTTAAATAGATCGTGTTGAGATTTTCTACGGATTATCATGGAGCGTAATGGGGAGCTGTTTGGCAGAACCAATATATTGCCAATAATAGCTATGGTTGACACAATGATTGAAATATAGCAAAGAGTTTTCATAATGATTTTCACTTAAAATATAAGAACGATGGATGATTTATCAGAAAAAGAAAAATTAATAGCATCACTTCAGCAGCAGCTTCGGGAAGTGAAACAGGAAAGATCAGCTTTACTGCAAGAAATAGCCCTGCTGAAGCATGAGATTTCAGAGCGAAAAGAGGCTTTGAAAAAGGGTGTTTCTTATAAATAGTTTATAACAAAAATACAGAAGTATCGTAATTTATTGGTTCTTAGTTACTTATAAGCCTTACTCACCTGCTTTGGGAGCAGGGGGTCGTCGGTTCGAATCCGGCTACCCCGACGAAGATTAAAAGCCTTGTAAAAGGCTGAAATTAAGGACATTACCAACTAAGAGCTGATACAAATCAATTGTGTTAGCTCTTTTTTTATACAATTGATATGCTATTTTACCCCATTCTTGGGCAAATAAGAGCATCTTTTTTATAATAGTTTATAAATAATTACGATGCTGATGTCTTTAAGACAATAACGCATCATGGCAACATTTAAATCAGTAATATTAAAAGGTGGCCGTCACTTCAAAGCTGATGGCACAACAAACATAAAAATTCGCTTATACCGTAAAGGCTTGTCTCAATAAGTAGCAACTGAGTATTTTATTGAACCATCTTTTATGGGGAGATGGCAGTATCTCTGCAACGTTTTAGAAATATCTGTATACAGCTAGGGAGCGTGCGAACTAAAAAGATGTCTTGTCTTGAATTAGATGTATTAAATGAAGTTCTTTTGTCTCTTCTGCAGAAGAGTGGTACAATGTTGAGGCAATTACTTTCAGCCAAGAAGAAAGATTATACAGATCTTGACTTCTTGTGCTGAAGATGATAAAACAGAACATTACATCATATACGTCTCCATACCAGAGCAAGTACAAGAGTTTACCTTTTGATGAGAATACAGACTTTGACATGTTAGATGAGATTGAAGATAGAATGACGGACCAAACAGATAATAGCGGTGAGCTTCTTGATCGGATACATTGTGCCTGGAATGTATTTGATAGTTTGGATTTGAGCAAATTAGCGAGGAGGGTTTTTGAATTTCATTTCTTTCAAGATTGAACTTCTGTGACTAACTTGGTAAGGAAACACAGAACCAATTATATGAAATATACAATGGAGTCTTATAACTGATTAAGAGAAATTTAACGGAGAAATGATGTTTTAGTGTATAGCACGTTTTACACGATTTTGTCTTTATTTTTCTGTGTTTTGTGCAAAAATTATACTTGTTTTGTGAGAAATTTAATCATTAATTATTATTTTTGTGAGAAATATTAGAACGTATTTTATTAGAGAATGCAACAATAGTTATGGATGCTAATATTATAAAAATTGTATTGGACTGGCTTTTGGAGAATGCTCCGTGGCTTCTTCTTTGTGTATCGTTGTAGCGTGGGCTACGTGGAAAATTGCTCGTTGGACCAATTAAGATGACTGATGTAGGAGAATCTGTACTTGCCTATAGTGGAGGCAAAAAATGTATCGATGAGAATTTAAACTATTTCATTGAACAAATAGATAAAACAGCTTCACCAACTTTATATGATATAAAAAAAACATCCATAGGTGCGATAATGGATAGTTTTAATAAAGATATGGTGAACGATGTAAAGGAATTTATCTATAAAACTCCTGATATGATAACTGTTGATGTCGGAGGGAGACCAGAACAAGCTAAAGTAACGCAAAACGATATTCAAAGTGTTGATGGGTGTATATCTTGATAGATATATGGAAAATAAAGGTATAGAAAATAAACAATATCAATTAGAAAGAACCATAATATTTATACAATATGAACAATGAGAATAATAGTAGAGTATGTCCTGTGGAAAAGGCAGGAATGCTTGACAATTCAGTTAGGAGATTATTACAGAACCCTAAAAAAATATTAGAACCATATATTTATAGTGGAATGACGGCTCTTGATTTAGGATGTGGCCCAGGATTTTTTTCGATAGAAATTGCAAAAATGCTTACTGACTCGGGAAAAATCATTGCTGCAGACTTACAAGAAGAAATGCTTGATAAGATCAGAGAAAAGATAAAAGGAACGGAATTAGAACATCGAATCCTTCTCCATAAATGTAAAAAAGATAGCATAGATATAGATGAAAAAGTCGATTTTGTGTTAGCATTCTATATGATACATGAGGTGCCTGATCAAGATCACTTATTCAGAGAATTGAAATCTATATTAAAGCCAAATGGTCAGATATTTGTCATCGAACCTAAAGGTCATGTTTCAAAAAAAATGTTTGAATCAATGATTGAAAGAGTCAAAGGTATTGGTTTTGAGATTAATGATGGACCAAAAGTCTTTTTCAGCCGATCAATTATTTTAACAAATGAATGATCATAAAAAAGTGAAATACACTTTCAGTAGAAGTAGAGTTATAAGCTCTGCTTTTTTTGCTTTATAGAGGGTTGCTAGAAATAATTAGGATAGTAACCAAATATATCTTGAAATTTTTCAGCATCAGGTCTACGGCTTTGGAATACGCATCTATATAAATTACTTTCAGTGATAAATATAGCCATCTGCTTTCTCTCTAAAGAATCTATGACCTCGTTAGTACCGACCCCATCTTGTTTTATGATATAT